TTGATAGTCTTCATCAGCTCTTGCATCATCTTTTAAATGTGACTCAAAGCTTTTCTCTTCGTAGTTAGCCCCCATCTGTAAACAATTACGAATAGCGTCCTCATCAAAGTAAGGCATGTTACGTAATTGTCTAAGTTGAGATTTGTTTAGTTTGTGTCTGTGAATAACATACTCACACTCTTCAATGCTAGTAGCTGCAGGGTCTGGATAAAAATCCCAACAACTAACAAACTCAATCCTAGGAACTCTAACTTCTAATGGGTTATAACTTCTTTCACCATCTTCATCGGTATCCCATTTATGAAGTTTTTTGTTAAAATTAAAGGGTCCTTTTACAATTCCTGTACCTAACAAAGAAGATTCTAAAAGAGCGTTTCTAATTTCTGACGAACCTTTTGATTCATCTATTTGGTCGTGAATAAGTTTTTCCATTCTCCTTGCAGCTTTTTGTGCTGGAGAAATTTCTAAATTAGTAGGTATAGGGCTAAAACCTTCTATAAGTTTATCTTCTGCTTGGTCTTCTAAACTGTCTTCAAACAAACCTTTTACAAAAGATGCTCCGGGTTTTAAAGTTTTACCATCTCCATCATACCCTACATCGTAAGGGTTTTCTTCTATACGATTACCAATATCGTCCGGTAACTCGCCCCCACCTATTGTACTTTCAATTCCGGGTGCCCCTGTTTGTGTATCTAAATGAGCACTTGCTAATTCACCTTCAGGTATTTTAGTTTCAGCAATACCGATTGGAAATTTACCTGTACCAAAAATTACATCAACAAGTTGACCAAAAGCAGCCAGTACTTTTGTTTTAGTAATTTTTACAAAGATACGAGACTTTTCTGAGTCTCTAAACTTAACAGACTTGTTATAAAGTCCTCTATAGTTTTCGTAGGCTTTTAACCATCGTGATTCATCTGACCTTCTTGCATCTTCAGCTACAGTAAATCTGCCTTTGATAATACCAACAAGATTAGTTTTTTGTTCTATTTCAAGAGAAAGTTCTTTACCCGCTTCACCCTCTACTTCTTCGTAAATGTTATCAGCGTTTAAAAATGTATTTTCTTTTTCCATATATTACTAATAACCAAATATTGAATCAGACGGTTGATGCATTTCTCGTTTCAATCCTCTCATCCGTTCTAGTGGGCTTTCCATTCTTGGTCGGCTCATTATCATATAACGCAGTGCATCATATGCGTGGTCAGATGCATGTGTGTCTACATCTTCTGGATTTGTTTTAGATAAAGGTATACTCTGTAATTCTCTTATTAAGTTAGGACATGTGTTAAATATCTGTAACTTAGGTCTACCATTTTCACGAACTTTTAAAAACTCATGTATTTGGATTTTACCCTGTATTCTATTCTTATCTGCACGTCTAAGTTTATGACCTGCTTTTTGTAAGGCTTCTCCAACAGTAGGTCCAGTTGTGCCTGTTCTAGCCCATGCTGCTGTATCTAATACACCTGAGACCGAAAAAGGGTCTTCAAGTTCCATATCTGTTATTATAGCACCCAATTCTTCACCTGTCAAGCCTTTTTTGTATAATTCTCTATAAATTATTAAAGTTCCATCATTTATATCAATAATACCCCATAAACAACAAGACTCTGAGGCATATCCATAGTCAATCCCCTTTACTCTTTCCCAAGGTAAAGGTAATTGAAAAGGTGTAACAACATGCACACTAGGATTAAATTCTACAAAAGCAGCTCCTTCTGCTACATCCCAGTTACCTTCAAGTAATTGTCTACGTTGAATTGGTGGTAAAGACTTAAGCATTTGCTCATAGACACCATCCTCTGCAAGGTATGGGTTATCAGCTAACTTAGCCGGAATAAACTTACGTGTCAGTCCGTCTGCACCTTCAAAACTTGAGTTATGTTCTGCAGGCTCTATGTATCTTTTTTTTACCCAATGCGACCCAACACCTCCGGGGTTTGCTGTGCATCGTAAGTAAGTTGTAATTGAGGGGTCAGTAGTACGAAGACGAGAAGCAAGATAGTTCCAACTAAACTCTGTAGGTAAATGAGTAATCTCATCAAATCCTATCCAACTATAGGCTTGTCCTTGATAACGATAGACGTCTGCATCTCGTTCAAGGAATCCAAATTCAACCTTCGCACCACTGGGAAAATTCCAAAGCTTTTCAACTTCTCTGAACTTAGCACCGGGAAATGCTTGTGGGTATAGCTCACGAGACTTGTCAATCATCTCACGAAGTTCTGGCATAGACCTTCTAAGTATTAAAGCTCTATGTGCTTTTTTGTGACAATAGCGTAGTGGGTCTACAATCATGGCAAAAGATTTACCACCACCAGCAGCTCCACCATACAACACATCTTTCTCACCGGCAGCAAGGAAGTCTGTTTGTGGACCTTCGTTAGCATGGAATAGCACATTTTCTGTTTGAAGAATATGTTCTTTTGCTGTAATAGGTAATTCTTCTAAGTCATTGGTTGTAAAAACTTTTTCACTTTTATCTGATGTAGACTCTACTTCACCTAATAATTTTTTCTGTTTTGCTAACGCTTTACGTTTATTATACAAAGCCGTTTCAAGCTTTTGTATGTTTTTTTCTTTGTTTTTAACAGAACGTTTTGCTGATGTTTTTGCAGCTTTATTAGTAATTAATTTATTTTTTAAAGTAGTACCAGTAGGTCTTCCGGGTTTCTTTTTAGGCGTTCCGTCTTTTTTTAAAACAAAATTACCTTCAATATCTTTTAAATAGTTATCCGGATGTATCTCCCAGTCATATGTTTTCAATTACTAAAGCTCACTATTTAATTTATCTATGTGTTTTTTTAAACCTACATGACTAATATATCTGCCAGTTTTAACATGTAACCAATCTGCAGCATCTCTCAAAGATATTTCTTCATCTTGTACCATAACCTCAGCTACGCTCAAAGCAATTATTTGTTCTTCTATTGGTTTTAAATATCCAGTTAAATCATCAAATTCATATCCAAAAGGAATCGTAGATGTTTTACGTTTGATATATCCGTCAGGTAATAACATTTAAATAATCCACATAATTATAAAAGCTGATATAAAGCCTATACTACACATAACGCCCCAGACTTGCATGTCTGTAAGGTCATTAGTATTAATTATACTATTTACTTTTTTTTCTAGTAGTTCTTTTAACATTTGTTTTCCTCTTCGTTGTTTGTTTCTTTGGAGCTAGAGCTTTCTTGAATAACTTACTATAAGCTTTCTTTACTGCTTCTAACCATTTATTAATCATTGTCATTGTTGTTCTCCTCGGCTTTCTTTTTTTTGCCGAATATTCTATCCCAATTATCTCTGTAATCTTGTGTATAGAATCCGGGTCTGGGATTAGCACCCTTACTTCCGTGTGTATTTTTGTATATTGGCGACCTAAATGTTATTGGTTTTTCGTCACTGCCTATTTGTTTACCCATAATCTTTCTCGTTTATACATTTACTCCACTCTTCAGCTACTATTTCTTCAGGATAAGGAGCATAAAAAATGGCTTTACACTTTTCAAATTGTTTACGCCAGTCAGTAGGATTATACTTATCATTCCATTCTTTTTGATTTTCATCGGGAACTATCTCAACTATAGGAGTTTGAGCACATCCCGATAACAAACACAAGACTATTAATTTTTTTACCATTTAACTTTATTAGCCCAGTAAGCTGCTGACAGTACACCTTTAGCAATGTTCTTAGCGTGACGAGCTTTGAATGATTTTCTTTTCATTTTAGTTTTACGAGACTCACCTGCTTTAGGTTTACCTGCAGTCTTAGCACCTTGCTGTCCAAATCTAATAGTTTTGATTGTACTACCGGATTTAGCTACAACAATGTGTGACTTAGTAGGATGATTAGGAGTACGCTTAGGTTTATTGTAACCACTAACTCCTGCTCGTTTTAATCTACCATCAGCTTTACCGCCTTTAGCCATTCTAAATTTTGCTGTCTTTTCTGCAATCTTCTTAGGCTGTTTAGAGTGTTGCTTACCTGCAGCTTTGTCTTTACGTTTAGCTGCTGTGGTAGCTGCGTATTCTGAATCAGTTAAAGCTTCTCTAGCTTTCTTAGGAAGATATCTTTCACCAGTTTCACTGGACTTCTTCCCAGACTTAGTTCCCCAGTCTTGTTTGCTCCAGTCTTTTAACGATTGTTGTGATTTCTTTAACATTACTTGTAACCACCACCAGCTTTCTTGTATGCTTTGGCTAGTGCCTGTGCTTTACGGGCAGACCATTTACCGGCTGCAGTACCGTGTGAAGCTTGTGACTTTATTCTTTGGAATATCTTCTTACGTTTGGTTGGTTGTGTATAGTTTCCTGCAGCGTTTACAGTTGAACCACCCTTTCTAAATTGTAATCTTTCTAATAACATTAGTGTATTATCCTATCTTTTTTTTGAGGTATTGTATTTAAATATTCTTTTTCTAGCTCATCATCCACATAGATGCTGTCTAACTCACCTACAACCACTAAATGGTTCTGGGCTGCAGCTAGTTCTGCTTTCTCATAGGATGAAGCTACGATGTTAGGACCTGCAAAGGTTGTGCCATAAGCCTCTATTTCAGTTAGAAATATCTTCATTAGTCAGTAGGACTTATGTCCTCATAGTCTCCATCTTCTGCTACAATATCTATAGTTTGTTTTTCTGGAAGAATAAAAATCCCGCCTCCAACGTTATGATTAACTTCCATTCTATCTTGTTTACCTAAACCAACCCTATCAAGAATCGTCTGAGCTGCCTGTAACTTTACGTTAGCTTGAGGCACGGGTCTGTCAGAGTTTAACACCTCCATCAACTTAAAAGCTGCGGAGGGTGCAGAACGAGCAAGTACATCTGAGGCTATTTCAATCACTTCTTCTTTTAAACTTTTTAATACTTGATGATGATTTCCTGCGTAGCCCGCTAGTTCTGCTGCCCTTGATAAGTCTCCATTTGTTGTTATAATATTATCTAAAAACAATTGCTGTTTTTCTGTTAGTTTCTTTTCTTTTTTAACTTCTCTAGGTAAGTAGCTCATGTTTAATATTATATACCCTATTTACGGCTTTGTCAAGAGTAAATAATTACTTTATTTTTAAGCAGGGCTTGACAGAATAGGAATTCATATGTATAATAAGTATATACGGTCCCCCCGGTTCAATATAGAGTAACCCTACTCTACCTTTATATCCCTGATTAAGCGTAACAAGCATTCTTATGCGTGTTATCAGTACTTTATAGTCCCGTCCCTAACCTACTTACCAACCATATTTGGTTCAAAATGTGCGTGTATGTGCATGTATAGGGGGGGCGTGGGGGGTGGCTCCTGCCCCGCCCTTATCACGTTCCTACGCATCCACCATTGATAAGACGTGCCAAGCTATACACGTCTTTACACGTTTAAAGGATGCATTGCCACTGGCTAACAAGCAATAAGAAGACGTATAAAGCGTATAAAGTTAAAAAAACATTCTTAACACGCCTAAAAAAGAACGTGATTAAATCAACATTCCATTACAAAGCTTGCTCAGGTTCCATAAAAAGTGACAGCTCCGCATATATTTTTTTAAAGACGGACGCTGCTAAATTAAAAAAAGACCAGATAGAATTTCCCCGGCC